TTTCATCTATGCACATCCTGTTAAATTCTTCATCCATTATCAGATAGACATTACTTTCATTTTTATTCATATAATCTTCCCCGATAAAATATTGACTAATTCCTGTTTATTCTCCTCGATTGCCCTTCTCAAATAAGGTCGTGGCGCTTGGTTATATCGCCGTCCCCTGCTGTCAGTATCCTGAAAGCCTAATTCAAGTCTTCTGGCATATTCAACATTCGTTCCAACTCTCCCGATAATGTCCCATAGGGCTTCTTCAATTTCATGAGTGATAGAGGCTTGCAGCCGTCCTGTATCAACACCAGGCGGCTCTCCAGGCTGGCTTGGTGAAGTCCCGAATGATTTCTTGATATAGCTTTCTAAAAAGATTGCTGCCTCCAATACCCTTTTCTTCTGCTCATCATGGATTTTCTTATAGACTTCATCGCCATACCATTTAATAATATTCTTTGCCATATCATCACCATGCCGTCACAGCACTATACTTTTTCTTACCAGCTGATATTTGGCTGCACATTTTTCACTGCATCCCGACACAAATATAGGTGCGAGTCTTGTGGGGTCTTCCGGCTTGTCAGGTTTGATTTCCTTCATCCCGTAGAAGTTTTCCCTGTCCTTTCGCTTCAGCATCTGCGTCTGGGGGGTTATCTGGACATTGATTCCCCTGCCTACCGCTACCCCGATCCAGTGTTCAAGACAGGCCTTCTCATTTCGCATATATTCCTGACCGCTTCCCATTGACATATCGATTCCAAAGAGCATTATTTTTTTCGGACGTTGTGTGATAGCCAGTGCCAGCATATAGCTTGCCGTGTTCAGAAAATAGGCAAGGTCAAATTCACTAATCACATCGCTAATCGGATATAAAACATTGTTCTTGAGTTCGGAATAAGCGCCTAATGTATAGACTGGCTTTTCCATTTCATTCAATTTTTTAATCAATTCCCTGTCATAGTTGAACTGGGTAATATAAAGATCGTGCATGATAAAGATTCGGTCAGGTTCTCTCAATTTAAACAGGTCATTCGCTACCCAGTATTCAGCATTGTCAGGCTTTTTTTCGGGACAGTTGATTGCCGATCCGCCCCGTCCGATGATGTAGATTGCGTCAAGCTGCTTTACAAAATCAAAGTTTGTCTTACTTTCTACAATATCTTCTACTTTTTTTTCACTTTTCTTTTTTGTCAAGGTCATCTCCTTTATTCTTCTCTTTTTATCGATATCGCAATATGCTGATTCAGTTGATCAGGATTTTCCACGTCCACGATATCGTAATACTTACTGCCATATAAAACTCGGTAGTTTTTCGGCTCGATTGCCGATGCTGCGGTGCTGTAATCACAATAGACGATCCCGTCCCTGATGTAAGTTTCCTTATCGATATAAGTCCGTTCACTGCCCGATAGCCATTGGATGCAGCAGGGTAATGATGCGATGTAGGGCGTTGCTGTAGACCATGTATAGGTATAGCTGCCGTAATCATCAATTCCTGATGTAGATGTTTTGGTGATATTTGCCTTATTCTGTATAACGACTGTGGAATTAAAGAAATGAGATGATATTTTCAAACCGCTATTCTCCTGTATTTATCCAGAACATATTTGGTCGCCTCTGATATATTGCTAACCCTGATATCGGCGTTACCCCTCATTCCAACAGCATACTCAATCGAATGGTCTCCCAGTTTTTCACTCTGGATATTGCCGATATTCTCGTTACCTTCATACAAGGCTTTCACTACCTCAAGACAGGCGTGTTCAAGATCATCAGGAATGGTTGTATAACCGCCATAGTAGGTAATCTTGATATTGCGGTGTCCTTCCGGAAAATCACCGAAATAATAGATATGGTCATCCAGCACATCAAAATTATCCTCATCAACCTCGTCATCTTCTATCCATAGTGAACGACAGTTTGATATCGTAACATCGTTATCCTCGCTGTCAGTCGTGATAGAATCAGAGAAGGTGATTGTCGTTCCGCCAGTAGCAACGGCAGTTACTGTCAGCAGTCCGGAATTATCATCGCTGTTCTGCACCAGTACCTTATTATTTGCTGTGGAAAAGCCGTCATCATAGAATGAGCCGCCATCGGATCGGGTGACTGTCTTTGTCGAATCAGTCCAAACCAGCTCATCAAGACAGACTGCCACAACAGGCGGATTATCAAAATAGACAATATGCTGTTCACATCCATTATGGCGTTCTTTGGCATAGAGCCGTGCCGCAAACTTTCGATTGCAGTAATTCTCTATCATATCCGATGCACGGTTGATAAGACCTTCTATTTCAGCAACTGTACCGGAGCTGGTCGATGACAATCCAAGATAGGTATAGGCATTGGCAAAAGTTGTCAGTGCATAAGTATCTAAAGCCATAGAATCATCTCCTTATCGGATATAGAGAATAACAGAACCAGCTTTTGTATCACCTGCGTTGGTTACGGCAAGGGTCAGTTTAGAGGAAACTGCCGATAGAGGAGCTTTGACCACCCCGCCTGTAGAAACACCGAATACATCAGCCGCCGAATTTGTACAGTCCGTGCCAAGCCCATTCAAAACATCATAGCCATCACTGTCATTGACTGCCACATCATAGCTTGCACTTGGCTGTGAACCTGTTGAGGGATCGAAAATAACCCGATAGATTTCACCTGAATAGCTGTTTGTTGTCGTATCACCAGCAGCACCACCGGTGGTCGAAGTCCAGTCAAATTTTACCTTTTTCACGCTTGTATGAACCTGTTCGGTTATCGTTACTGTTCCTGTAGCCATTTCATCACTTCCTTGATTATGTTATTTATGTCGGGCGGTGTTTGGTCAACGGCACACCGCAAAGCCGTCGGGAGGAGGAGGGTCGGGATTATGCTGTTGATTAGGTATTTGCACCTACAAGACCACGCCAGTCTGCACCGTCACTTACCACGATAGCCCCTTCGGAAGCACCTAAAGTTACAATTGTTGAAGAACTTACCGCTTCTTTAATCGTAATTGCACCAGTGCCTGCACCGGTAAAGATTTTAAATTCAATTCCGGCACATCCGCTTGCCTGTGCAAGATATAAATTCCTGGCTGTAGTTGAATTGACAAATTGAATACGGTTGTCAGTCGCAACCAATGAACCAGTTGTAGTCATATTTCCGGTTGCAGTGGCAGGATCAGGATAGGTTATCAGCCCGCTAAAAGTAACACCAGAACTGAAAGTTGCTGTCTTTGTTACGGTAATACCGGAGCTGAAGGTTACTGCTCCAACCGTGCCTGATAGTGTCATTCCGCCGGTAGTTGTTATCCCTTGCGGAAAATCAACACCATCCGTGCTGTTCTTGATTTCCATGATATCGTTCGAGCCATCGTGAAAAATCAGATGACCGCTTGACCATTTAGCATGTAATGCCATTTAAATCACCCTTTCGCATATCTCAATGCAGCAGCCGGATGACTGCTGAAAGGGATATTGTTATTTCTTATGAACTTGCTTACTGCCTCCCCGCAACATTTTGTCATGGGGAGGCTTATTTACTGATTTCTTATCATTCTTTTTCGGATGTTCTGTCTTTTCTTCCATGACCTGAACAATACCTTCCTTTTTCAGCATCTTGGCTAAATCAGGTCTGATATTGTCCTCATCACCCCGTTGCCAGTATCGCCAGTCATCCAAAAAACGGACTTTAACTTGCATGATATGTCCTTTCTATGGATTAGCTTCTTGCAGTCGGAGGTACAGCATCGGCATATCTGGCATTGGACAGAATATATTCAGTGCCAAAAACAATTCCGGTAGTACCTGTTATCCTCACTGCTGCAAAATCATAATCTGCAACAGAAGACTGCATATCCGCAGAATCCATTTCCAAGACAACCAATCCTTCAACTGCACTTCCTGTTGCTACAGTTACCGCAGCCGTGCTTGTTCCGCCATCGGTTAGAGTATCGCTGCCGGTAGTATCTTTGCTGTACCAGTAGTGGAATCCGCCTGCTATGGCAGCCCCCGCACCGGTTGCACTGGTAGCCTTGTACAGAGCAGCAGTAACAGTTCCGGTTGTCTGAAAATTGACAATCGCAGTAATATGATCGTATTTACCCATATTGACATAGTAGGAGGTCAAAGTTCCACCGGTTGTCTGATCGGCTGGATATTTCCCCACTACTATCTTTGTTTCTTGTGCTAACATTCCCATTCTATTCACCCCTTAAATTATATATTCAATTAAATTAAGCTCTTTCCGCAATAGCAACAAACGGAGAAACAGTATCAGAACCGTTTTTAGATGTTCTGGCACTGACCCATGCCGGCTGTCCGTCAATACGGAAGACAATACGGTAGGCATTCTGATCGTAATCAAACTTAAGATGGATAGAGGTATCAAACCTCAACCCGCCGCCAACCTTCTGTCCGATTAAGTATTGACTGAAGTCAGCCAGATAGATATCACCCAGGTCGCCAACTGTTTCACAATGTTCAGAAAATACCAGTTCTCTGCCCATTAAGGTTTTGTATGGTTTTCCAGCGATGGTATTTCCAGGAATCCACAAAGGAACTCCGCCCGTACCAACGGGAACATTCAACTGGCAGAGCTGCGGGAAGGCATCCTTGTTTGCTACATAGATTGCCTTACCGTCAGAGGTCGGGGCAATTCGGGATTCCGCCTTGAAAATATTGGGTGCAACAATCGTATCGGCATCCTGTCCGCTTTCCTTACTAACACTTACCAGACATGGAGCATTCAATATGCCAAGAGGCTTTCCGCTTCCGTTGCCGTCCAGTATCACGCCGTCAATCGTCCACGCCATTGC